CGGCAATTGCAACAACAATCTTTCAGAGTTGTATTTCACTTCCCATGGGTCAAATGTTAGGCTTGAACTTGCAGTTGCCAAAAACGGCTCAAACATCGTTTCTCGCTCAATATGCTTTTGAGCGGTCGCCAATGCGGTATTAAAATCAATGGCTTGCTGAAACTGGTTTAATCCGTTTTCCGCAATGCCTGCCGCAGTCAGCATTCTGTATATGTCAAATGATGTTGCCCAACTGGTTGACATTAAAATTCCATTCAATATTGGGGCATAATCACTTACGCCCCAACAAGGTCTTATTTACAGCCGTTTAGCTGTGTTTGCGATATTTGACAATGGCCTCGATCGCTTGAAACAATCCGGTTGCCGGAGATCCGGTCACGGTGCAAACGACTTTGACATATCGCTGAGCGCCCAAATAACCTACGCGAAGTGCAGTACCGACCTGCGTGTTGTCCGAAACGACGCCCAAAGATCCGTTGTATAATCCTGCGGCAACGTCCGTCCATGTGTTGTTGTCGGGACTATCTTGCAGCTTAAAGGTGAACGTGCCGTCTGTCCATGTGCCCAGTATCACGTTAATGCTGTTATCCAGCGCGTTGGCAAGGTCCAATGATGCAGACGAATAGGTTGCGGTGATTGCCGCGCCGGGGTTCTTGAGAACGACAGAACTCCTTCCAAGTGCTTCAGATGTTTGTGGCATGATTTTCTCCTTACGCCTGTTTCAATCTTGCGAATGCTTCTTCAAGAACTGGCATTCCGTCAGTTTCCAACCGCAGGATGTAACCCATTTGGTTGTTAGCTGCATACAATTCATAGAGAACCTGGATTTCCATAGAAAGCGCATCCGCGATGTAGTAATGGCTAAAGTCGCCAAGGATTGCGGTGTATAAGCCCGTGGCAATCGTGCCAGGCGCGTATTCACTTTCACAGTATGGCAATCCAAGCAATGTCGCCGGAAGGCCCTGATAACCGAGACCAGGTCCGATGCCGGTAGCCCAGATATAGTTATTATTGGCGTCTTTCAGTTTGCGAACTGCTTGGAGTACAGTTCGGTTAATGATCCATGTTGCTTTGGCTCGATACTGCGCTTTCAACTTGAAATAGGTATTCCAAAGGTCGTCAGCGACAATGCTCGCAGCATTTGCAGCAACGTTATCTCGGTTAGTGGAAATGCCTTGCGGAGACGCGGTAAACACGCCAAGAGGCTTGTTTGATCCGTCTCCTGCCAAAAACGCTTTTTCTTGCGTGATACCGACTTTGTACGCCAACCTGTCCATAATGACCGATTCGAAATTCGGGACCATTCGAAGCAACTTTTTGGACAACTTAAGCGATTTTGCTAAAGCAGACGGCTTAAGCTCTCTTCGGCCGGTTGTCAAAGTAGTTTCTTCATTACCGATGGCAAGTTCGGCGGTCCAGTCGGTGTCAGATGGATCGGTGTCAATAGTCGGAAAGCCTAACGATCCTGCCTGCGTCACTGTGAAATGTCTCGACAATTGACGCATAAAGACAAGGTCTTTCATCAATGTGATGATTTCATTTGCCATTTCGACGGGAGTGATGAAGCTTCCGCCGGAAAGTGTATCGCCAGATTGATAGGCTTTCATTTCAGGTGCAAATCTGCTTGCCGGATCCTGACCTTGCAAATAATTGCTGTAGGCTTTGCGCTCTGCAAGTTTTTTGCTTTGCTCTTCAGGACTGATGCCGCCTGCGTTGGGAAATGGCAACCATGTACCGGTCGCCTTGTTCATGTCGTCAAATCGTTTGGCGACCGACTTGGCTTTTTGTTCTTTTTCAATCAATTCGAGTTGTTTGGCGATGCCGTCGGCTTCGTTCATCCACTCTTCAAATTGTCTTTCTTCTTCGCCAGTCATACCTTCTGACTTGCCTTCGTACTTGGAGCGAATATTGTCAGCTTCGGTGATTGCATGACCGAGATTGACGCGTAATTCTTCCACGTTTGCTGTCTTCATTGCCGTTTCTCCTAAGCCACACCTAATTTGTTTGCACGTCCGCGCAACAATTCAAGCCTGGCAACGTTGTTTTCGTATGTTTGTTTTGCTTTTTCTACGTCAACAACCGGCTCCCCCGGGGTTTCCGTGTTTGCGTCTTTTTGTAACTCGGTATCGTCTGCAGCTTGCTCCCCAAGCATATGTCTGACACCTTTGGAAATTATGATTTCGGCTTGTGTTTTACTAAAACCGATTTCGCGTAGAGTTTTTTCGACTTCGCGAACAGTAAGATTTGGTGACGTTGGGTCGATTGATTTCGCCGTCGCAATTGCCATCGGATTCATTGGAATGGGAGTGACCGAATATTCAAGCAATTCTTTACCTTTGACAATGCTTCGGCACCAACCGTCCCATTTGTTAATGGTTTTTGTATCCCAATCGGACGTGTCATATCCGATGGACTTCGCATATTTCAAAAGCTCTTTGCCGTTCTCATGCCACACAACGCCATCATTGTCATAGTCTGGAATAAATCCAACAGACAATCCCATAGGCATATTTCGCATTGCACGTTCGATGATTACATTCCGAGCATCCTGAGCAGCTTGATGTCCATGAAATACTGCAGTTGTCATTAGCGACATACCATCTTCTTTCGCTTCCGTCGGCATAGCTATCGGAAGATCTCGGCTGTTATGACCTTGCAAAACAGATCCATTTTGCAAAAACGATTTGATTAGCGGTTTGAAAAAGCCAGGATAGATAACATCCCCAGCACGGTCCATACAACCCATTTGCGACGCAACGCCCTTTAACTCGTTTTCAGAGATCTGGACATGTTTCATTTCAAAGGTTTTAGTTATCAGTGTCATTTTGTTTATCACCTTGTGCGTCAGCTTCGTTTTCGGCGTCCGTATGGTTTTGCTGTGGCTGCGATTGCCGTATTTCATCCAGTTCAACGTCTGGCAATTCATCGTGACCCATCTCGCTTCTCGCCTCGTTTGGCGTCAAAAATGGACCCCCACAAGCCTGAACCATGACCGGATACAATTTGACCTTATCTTCTTGCAATTCCGGCACTGAATTGGTGTTAAATGCCAGTATCGTGCCGTCCAAATAGTTATCACGGCAAAGCAATTCAAATCCAGATTGAAACGCTCGAAAAAACGGTATGACACAGTTATGCCATGCCGCTCTTTCCGCTTGTTCTCTGTTGTCATAACTTCCCCTGTTAGGGCTCGGCAATGACACGCAAAGCGGATCAATTGGAAAACTGCCTAAAATCCGTTCCATCGGTTGTTGCACCAATTTATCACAGGCCATCTCTTCGGGCGTCGAATTAAGTCTCTCGACTTTCATATTCGCAGGTGCAACTGCAATGCTTCCGCGCCCATCGCCCCGAGTGACTTGTTTCATCGTATCTGCCAACATTTTGGCTTGATCATCACTCATCTGGCCGCCGTCTGCAAGTGATGCCAATAACGGAAAATACGCGCCGTCTTTCATCAAACTGGCAAAATATGTCCCGTATTCGTTGTCACCAAAAACCTGCCGCAACTGACCTTTTAACGGTGCAAAACCTTTACGATAATTTCTTGGATCGACACCTTGCCGAATATGTAAAATGTTTTCGGCAGATATTGGCAATGTCTTTCCATCATAAAAGTAATCATAATGCGTGATGTATTTGGTGTTGTCGCCCGGCTCCCACCGCGGCTCCATCATGAAAAACGGCACCCATTGCATCCCGACAATGGAATTTCCATTTTTCCGCAAAAACAAATAAACATTTCCGTCAACAAAATAACTGGTGATGATGCCATTCAGCGTCACGTCATATGGCATACCTTCGCCTGAATATTTCAACGCATCAAGCAACCCGCCTCGTGACGGACGATCTTTGTAAACTAATTGCCCTTTAGCGTTGACCTTGGCTTCCATCAACGGCGCCGACGTTATTTTGTTGCTAATAAAGTTCAGCGCAATACTAACGACCGATGATCGCCATAGGTCTCCGGCTTCAACTTCCCAATCTCTCTTACTGCCGATAAGAAAACCATTATTTACACCGCCTTGCAGAGTGTTTTTCGGTCGAACATAAGCTCCGCCTCGCGACGCAAATGGTAATTCGTCTTTCGAAATTAACACCTGATAAGCTGTTTTAATTCTGTCGGCTAAGCCCATTAGATAAAAACCTTGAATTCTTTTGCGGGTGCGAATGCCAAATTCAAACCGTCCATATCATCAGGTGATCGGCTCATCCGCTTTTTGGTTTCTTCTTTCTTTTCAACTACGCGCCGACCCTGATTGTCCATTGCCCATCGTGGCGCCATAGCTTGCCGCCTAAGTAACGCTTTCGAATCCGCCGATAATCGCGTTAGGTCTAAGCGTCTATCCATTGCACGTTCCATGACCGAAAACCAAAGCTCGCTGCGACGATTTGGATAGCCTTCTTTGTCAAACGCTTGAGACGATGCCGAAACGCGACAAAAGTTAAAGCCATCTCGCTGATCGACAAC